CCTTTTCAGGTAAGTGTTCGTACTTATCGATCCTAAGCATGATAGCATCGGCATCAGCACAAGAGATTGAAGCGTATAAGAGAAAATTAACCATGGGATGAACGCTCCGTTCCGCGACTTACTTGCGTCCCCTCAGTGGGGATGAACGACAGGTCTAGTATAGACCACTACTGTTATTTAGTCAAGTGTGTCGAAGTCCTGACCTTCTTTAATTAATTCGGACACATAGTCCTCTGTCCCGTCCATGGTCTTGACAGCAAACAGGTTGGTCTTCTGATACTTCTTGACCTTCTTATACTTTCTCAGAAGTTCTTGTACCTGATCGGGGTTCATATCGATACCCTCAAATTTAATATCGAATCCCTTCATTTCTTTTTCTTCTCAGGTTTCTTCGGTTCTGTACCATACAGTTTTGGATTAACTGTTCCCATAGCCTGTGTCATGTTCTTAAAATCGCTACGGTAATTATCCCAATAATGATCAAAGATATCTACTTGTTTATATGAGGTGACGATATCAAACTTGGTCACACCATCCTGTAGATACTCTATAAGAAATGCACTAGTAGGTAGTTTCTTATCTTCGGCAAGCGTTGGATCACAGTCTTGATAAAGGAAGTTGATTTTTTCACTCAAGACCTACCTCCCCACTGAATGTCAGGATATGCTTCTTCGATAAGAGAGCGGGTGATCTTATATTTTTGACCAAGGTTTTTATCCTTTACCAGACACAGGATATCAGCCTCTGTAGGATGAAGACCCTCCAACATTTGGATGAACATTGACTCTCTACGGGTCTTGGAAAGACTATCATTACCACCCTTTACGAAGTGATAAAGATTGCGATACTCCTTACGAAGAGATGTGTGATCAGTTCCCAGAGGGACTGAACTTCTCTCGTAGGGGACTTCTCCATCAGGAAGCATGGAGATAACAGTGTCATCAAAGTTCCAAATAAGAAGTGACACAAGTGCATCACTTCTATGTTCTTTCAGAACCTCAACCTTCTTTGCCTTTGTCCTCTGCTTTGAAACCTGCTCCAAAACCTCATGGACAAAAGGATTGGGGGGTAATTTTGTTTTCACGGTGAATGATTTGGATGCCATTTTATTCAGTATAGGTTAGTAAGTGGTGGGTGTCAATCCTCAGACTCAAAATCTTCAAGTGTATTATCAAATCTGACAGCGAGAATTTCATCAGGGATTACCATACCATTCTCGTCAAACATCTCTGGATGAGTTGGGATTAATGTGGAGTTTCTTTCGTGCACATATTCCTTGAGAAGATATCCGATAACTCCTCCCACTAGAAGAAACAGTAACGAAATAATACCTGAGAACGTAAGTGTGACTGCTAACATGTTAGCCTCCTTTTTTTCTTATGTCAAATTGAATGTCTAAGAAAAAATGGATCTCCCTTGAAAGTAGGGATACCATCTTTCCAAACTTGAACTGAAAAGTCTTAGGTGGTTCCCTCCTTTTTTTATTTCTAAGTAAAAGTTCAAACCCCCTATTCATGTTAGGGGAGTCCAACTTTTCATTATTTAGTGGTCCTTCTTTTTCTTCCAGGTCTTTTGTCATTCTTGTACCTCTCTGCGTCACTTAAAATTTTCTCTAGGTAGTTCTTGATCTTACGACCCTCTGGTTTACCTAGGTGACCGTAACCTTCCCTGAGTTGTCTATGCATGTCATCACCACCTCCCTCTAAGTATCCCTCAAGGTCCAGGACCAGGGACTTAATCTCTGATGCAGTACAACTCATCAGGAAGTGTTCAATGACTGTCTTAGATACCTTTGTGTCTCTCAGATACTGATACATATCGAGAACATATCTACCATAGAACACATGGTCTATTGCATGCTCAACAATATCGTATAGCTCTTCTTCCATCACACCAAATTATTCTCTTTCAAATATTTAACAGTTTCTGCGCATCCCCCTAGTAGTCTACCATCAACGGAGATCTGAGGGAACGTAGAACCTTCACCAAATCTACCGTAAAATTCTTCCTTGTCAAAGTCTCTACCGAGTTTATATTCAGAGTAACTTTGTTCTGCTAACTTAAGAACACTGATTACTTTTGTACAATATGGGCAACCAATCTTTGAATAGACTGAGAAGTTGTTCATAGTAGTATGATTAGAAACGGAATTGAAATTGTAATTAAACCTAATAGATAACCCCCTGCTTGTAGAAGCAGAGGGTGATTACTGTGATCATCCATCGACTGTCTTGTTCCACTCTTTGAATGAGGATTGGCAGTTCGGAGGTTCAGGATTTTTATATCCCTTTTTCTTCATCCAATCATTGTGCATAGCAGCAAGATACCAAGCCCCGGAGAGGGACTTGGGACCATTTTTAAGGAGATCAGTAGCATGTTCTGACAGAACTTTCATTGTCAGATACTCCTCTCTCCAGTTTGAATCGTCATAATTCTTTGTCATGATTTATATATTTGATTCAATCACTCTAGTGTATCAATCAATATCTTTATTGTAAAGTTCCTCAAGTTTTTCTCTTGAGAAATCTACATACATCACTTCTTCACCATACTCAGGTGCTTCTGGATGACGTTTACGTTTGATGGGTCTGCTCATCTGACTGATAGCCTGGATGTTTGCATACATCAATGCAAATGCCGACCCTGCAAGGATGGCGAAGAGTGCGAAGTACAGGAATGCCATTAGTACATTGCCTTAAAGTTTTGTCTTAATATATTAGTTGAATTACCGAATGATCTCTTGATGATTTCATCGATAGAGAACATACCGGGACCATTGAGAAGAATACACATCGCACCTCCCCAATATAGACCAAGAAGTTCTAACAGGTAGATATTAAATCCACTTGTCATGATTGCATGGTAGATGGCAATTGTCATCGTGCCTACAATCGAGAGAGCTCCAAGTCTTGCACCCAATCCTACAATCAATGCCCAACTACCTGCGATCTCAGAGAAGGCAGCAATGTAGGACAGAAAGATAGGGAAGGGTAGATGAAGTGGTCTCACAAACGCATTGGCAAAATTTTCAATGTCGTTTAGTTTTTCAAATCCGTGATGAATCAAAAGCACTCCGACACAAAGTCGGAGTACAAGAAAACCAAAAGAATTAATCACAGTGCATTACCTCTAGGAAGTACCTCTTCTGGGAATACAAAGTCCTCATGTGGTTGGTCAGCAGGTGCCATCCAAGCACGAAGTCCTTCATTCAAAAGGATATTTTTGGTGTAGAAAGTCTCAAACTCAGGATCCTCCGCTGCACGAATCTCTTGAGATACAAAGTCGTAAGCACGGAGATTAAGAGCGAGTCCAATAATACCGATAGAACTTGTCCAGAGACCCATGACGGGAACAAAGAGCATAAAGAAATGCAACCAACGCTTGTTACTAAAAGCAATACCGAAGATCTGTGACCAATAACGGTTCGCAGTAACCATCGAGTAAGTTTCCTCCTCTTGCGTGGGTTCAAAAGCCTTAAAGGTATTTGACTGTTCGCCATCTTCGTAGAGAGTATTTTCTACTGTCGCGCCATGAATAGCACACAACAAAGCTCCACCAAGAATACCTGCAACGCCCATCATGTGGAAGGGGTTGAGCGTCCAATTGTGGAAACCTTGTAGGAAAAGTAGGAAGCGGAAAATAGCGGCAACTCCAAACGATGGCGCGAAGAACCAGGACGACTGTCCCAGAGGATATAGGAGAAAGACGCTAACAAAGACAGCAATAGGACCAGAGAAAGCAATAGCATTGTAAGGACGGATACCGACAAGACGTGCGATTTCAAACTGCCTTAGCATGAAACCTATGAGAGCGAATGCACCGTGTAGCGCGACGAAAGTCCAGAGTCCACCGAGTTGTATCCAACGGACGAAACTGCCTTGAGCCTCAGGACCCCAGAGAAGAAGAAGACTGTGACCCATAGCGTCAGCAGGAGTCGAAACTGCTGCTGTAAGGAAATTCGCGCCCTCAAGATACGAACTTGCCAGACCGTGGGTGTACCAACTGGTGACGAACGTTGTCCCAGTAAGCCATCCACCAAGAGCAAGATAAGCTGTAGGGAAGAGCAGAATACCAGACCAGCCCACAAAAACGAACCTATCGCGCTTAAGCCAATCATCCAAGACATCGAACCAACCTCTCTGTTGTTGAGTTAATGTTGATGCAACCATGATTATTTAAAACCTCCTTTTGATTTTTTACTTTTATCGAGCACTTCCACATGTGATTTGAAGAGTGGTGGAGTGCTAAACCATTGTTCCATTACCTCTTCATAACTCTTAAAGATTATACTCTCTTTGTTAGAAAAGATGAATCGGTAATCATGCCTATCGTAAGGCACATCAGAAGTTTCAGTGAACCAATCAGGTAATACTTTTTCTTCTGGATCAAGTGAACCGTGTTTCGACATGGAACTTAATATATGAAGAGATTAAAAAAGGGGTCCGAAGACCCCCCAAAGTATAGCGGATTATATCAACCAACGCTAGGAGCAATCAGAGCCACAGGAGTGGACTCAGCAGCAGCGAGGTCCAGAGGGAAGTTGTGAGCGTTACGCTCGTGCATTACTTCCATACCCAGGTTCGCTCTGTTCAGAACGTCTGCCCAGGTGTTCAGGACACGACCTTGACCATCAAGGATGGACTGGTTGAAGTTGAAACCGTTCAGGTTGAACGCCATGGTGCTTACGCCCAGTGCGGTGAACCAGATACCAACGACGGGCCATGCAGCAAGGAAGAAGTGCAGGGAACGTGAGTTGTTGAATGAAGCGTATTGGAAGATCAGGCGACCGAAGTAACCATGAGCTGCCACGATGTTGTAGGTCTCTTCTTCTTGACCGAACTTGTAACCATAGTTCTGGGACTCAGACTCAGTGGTTTCACGAACCAGTGAGGAGGTAACCAGTGAACCGTGCATTGCGGAGAACAGTGAACCACCGAAGACACCTGCGACTCCCAGCATGTGGAAGGGGTGCATCAGAATGTTGTGCTCAGCTTGGAATACAAGCATGAAGTTAAATGTACCAGAGATACCGAGAGGCATTCCATCTGAGAAACTTCCTTGACCAAAAGGATAAACAAGAAACACTGCTGAGGCAGCAGCAACAGGAGCGGAATATGCCACACAGATCCAAGGACGCATTCCAAGGCGATACGAAAGTTCCCACTCACGTCCCATGTAGCAGAAGATGCCAATGAGGAAGTGGAAGACGACCAACTGGTATGGTCCACCATTGTAGAGCCATTCATCAAGAGATGCGGCTTCCCAAATGGGGTAGAAGTGGAGTCCGATTGCGTTGCTGCTAGGGACGACAGCACCAGAGATGATGTTGTTTCCATAGATAAGTGATCCAGCAACGGGTTCGCGGATGCCGTCAATATCGACGGGGGGCGCTGCGATGAAAGCAACGATGAAGCAGGTGGTAGCAGCAAGCAGGGTGGGGATCATCAGAACACCGAACCAACCGACATAGAGACGGTTGTTGGTGGAGGTGACCCAGGAGCAAAACTGTTCCCAAGTATTCGATTGTTGTTGTTGACGTGAAAGAGTTGTCATTTCTAAAAAAAGGGTTATGTAGTAGTACGGGGTAGTACCGAGTAAGTATTCCCAACTCTACCCTCCAGAGTTGGTATGAGAGGCGTATTTTACTTGGATAGCCTCGGTAGGAGTGTTAGTCCGGTTCTCCAAGATGATGTGTTACGTTGTGTAACGCTGACTTATTTATAATACTACGGTTTACCGTAAGTGTCAAGCCCCTGGTGCCGGTGCATAAAGTGGTTGCATCATGCCACCATCGGAACCGTCATCATCCTCATCCTTACTTGCTAACGCGAGCATCAGGAAGTAAGGGGTAATGATGAAAATTAAAGTTTGTAGTAGTGTCCAATCATACTTCATGACTTTCTCACTACTGCAAAGATTGGAATAAGCATAACGATTGCTGCTACTACGAATCCCATCAGACTACTCCGGGGATAATTTGACCTGTTGTTGCATAGACCAAGCAGATGCTGATGAAACCCATCATTGCTGCACGACCATTTGCTCTGAAAAAGATATCTGCGTTAGTTGTATTTTCCATTATCAGAATACTCCGGGGATGATTTGTCCGGTGGTGCCGTATGCGCCGATTGCTGCGATGATGCCCAGCATAGCGGCCCAACCATTGATGCGTTCTGCTTTTTCGTTAAACATTTTTTTGCTCCAAAGTTTTTGTGTTCGTTTTACTCAGTCCCTCAGATGCCGAAGGCACCAAAGAAGAAAAGACTACCGGTCGTTACGTAGGACAGAAGTCCTGCAACGAATCCCAGCATCGCCACACGACCATTCAGTTTCTCTGCTCTTTCATTGTGAGTCTCATAACCGTAGCGTTCTGCTTCGGTTGGATCAATATACATACGGGGTTCTTTTGCCCACATATTTTGTTGACCCTGGTCGTTTGTTGATACCGTCATTAGTCTTTCCATTAAGAACTGTTACAATATTATATAGGAAATATAAAGTTTTGTCAACCCTTGTAACGGTATCATGGATCACATGAGTCGTTTTGTAAAACTTAGACCTCTAAATAAGATAGTTGCGTATACCATTGCTTTCTATGAAAAGAGCGTTAGTGCTTTTTGCTATGTTTGGTTTGGCGGCACCTGCACATGCCGATATCACCCATAAATTAAGTTCCAGCGTTCAACTCAACGTGAACTCCGCTGCAACCCAGGCAACTAGAATTGGTTCATCATACCAAGTATCTGGTAGTGGAGTGGATACTACAGATGGCACGACAGCAAATACTATTTCTGCTGGCACTATCACTAGTGGGGTTTATTCTCCTGGAACTATTTCAGCAAC